TCCGCCATCGAATAATGTTCCTGTTATCGTTGATCCTGATATCTTCCCTGTTATCTCTGCATTTGTTGCTTTCAATCCATTTGCAGAGACATTCCCATCAGCATCAACATTAAAGTTATTACCATTTGTAATCCGGATACCTCTTAATGTTCCAGCCGTTATGAAATCAGCCAAAAGCCTTCCATCTATGGTCCACGCATTTTTGTATGGGCCATTTATTCCAGAAGTAGAAAAACCTAATCCATTTTTATTTAATTGTATAATGTTTTTCGCACTTTCTATATCAGGTGTATCCATGATCAGTATACCTTCCGGATGTCCATCGTCCGATTGCTTAATGACTAAATACCCGCCAAGCCCTCCTGTTATCAATTGAGTTGCGTTTTCAACTGCTAAATTAATATTTTGATTTACGTCGCTTGAAATTGCTTCTACCCTTTTGCTGATTTCCATATTCGATTTTGAGGTATTGGAAGTGAATGTTGAAAATGTACTTCCCAACACCATTTTATCGTTTTCTGGGCTTTCGATATCATAATCTAATTTCGATACTAGAAACTTCTTATTTAACCCATGCGGATCACTTATTACTTGTATCCAATCTCCTAATTTTATTTTTTCGATATCTGCATTCAGCAAACTCATATCTATTGCAGTTAGTTCTAACGATACTTGCAAATTGATGCATTCATCCAGGTATGCCTGTGCTTTCGTCTTTAGATTACTTGGTAATGTAACATCATCAAATACCACAGTATCCCATATCCATCCAAATAATTGTACCGCAGCTTCACTATATATATAGTCCTTATTATCATTTACTGATTTGATGTCGACACGTTTTTTTACTCCGTTGATACCATCTTCTCCTAACTCGGCTCCCAATGGTATAATTGCTGTGCGCAATTCCTCACTCTTTATATAATTACTTAAATCCAACATATTATCGCCAAATCGAATAACCTGACTACATTCATTCCCGTAATCGGATATATAATCCAAATAACGTGTTCTATCGTCTACACGAATCCTAATATACCCTCCGTGCGTTTTGATTAATTTATCATTAATCGTCTCCAGCGTAGTAGAATAGTTTCCGTTAGATCTATTGATATAATTATTTGCGTCTACCACGTTACACATTCCAAGTGTGAATTTTTTTGATTCTTCTACCTGAGAGTTATGTACATCAAGCACTTTTTGTAAAAAGTTTTTTATGCTTCCTTGATGTTCATACGGACGTTGAATGCTATCTAAAAGAACGGACAATTCTCCTTCACAAGAAACTGACCTTTGCTTATAAAAGTCATCCTCTGTATTCATCACACGGAAACGCCATATAAATTCACTATTATCATACAGATCAATGTAAGTTTTTAATTTATTCATTTTATCATAGTACGGATGAGAAGGGGGCATAACAAATTCTAAAGAGCCAGACTTATTTAATTCTAATGATATTTTAATATCTGCAAGTCTAAGTTCTTTCACGCCAGCTCTGTATATAATATCATCCCCGATATACAATTCACGCATTATAAGCTACCCCCTCTTATATCAATAGATACCGTTCCGGTTCCAGTAAATGTAAATACATATTCTTTATTTAATAAGGTCAAACTGTATAACTTCTGTGTACCTTTTTTTAAATTATAAGTTTTTCCTCCACATTCTAACAGCAAATCATCATTCGTAGTGATGGTAGGTATACAAGGTAACGCACTTCCAACCAAAGTTATAGTTCTACTTCCTTTCACGACAATATGTCCGTATTCTCTGATAATATCATACTCAAAATTAAAAGGGTCCCACAACCAGTCATCTAACGACGATAAAACCTCGTATTTATACGGATCAGCATCAAGATTTATCTCATATATTGAATGAAATTTGTTTTCTTTAGTTGAATCAATAGAAATTCTGCCTATCCAATAATGGCTTTTATCTGTGTCTAGGATGACTTTCATTTTTTTGCCATGACAATAATTTGATATTTCGCTATAAAGAGTATGCCATATCATTTTATCTTTATCGTGTGATATAAATGTTAATTTGATTGATCTATTTTCGTAGCATACGTATCCAACTAGAACCTCGCTCAAATCTAACGCCCCATTACTTCCTGGGACGTCAATTGTTTTCGTTTTTGCGCTTGGCTGTGATATCGTTGTTTTTGTCCATATCAGACCCCAATCATCTTCTGTATGTTTATCACCTATTAAAACACCAGACATCAGTTATTCCTCCTATCTTTGATCGATTGCTTAGCTAGCGCACGATTAAATAATGGTATTGTCTCACTCACAAGCGTTTTTCCGTTTATTTTCGATTCGTGTACAACTGTAATGTTAGCTAAAGCACGATATAATCCATCAATGAGACGATCATAATCAAACAACGAATCATTCTCTGCAGGAGTTACATCCATATTTCCAAGCCATGAAATATCTGTATCAGCCATATCTAGTGTTTCTTTGTTCATCGTATCCATTGCATCTTCCACAGCTGGTATATTGCTCTCGATACCAACCGCCATTCCCAGCATCAAGTTTTTTCCGACTTGATCGCGGAAAACCCGTGATGGTGAATGAATACCAAAGAAACTTAATACACTGTCCAATGCATTTGATGCTAAATCTTTAAGAAAATCAATGACGGCAGAACCGGCATTTTTTAGACCGTTTACAATCCCATCAATGATATTCTTTCCTAGATTAAGCCAATCGATATTTTTGAAACCATTAAACGCGTTTTTACCGATAGAAATTAATTGGTTTATGATAGTTTCGCCCATCCCGACTATTCCGTTTTTTATAAAGCTGATAACTTTAGACCCTAAGTTTAGCCAATCGATATTCTTGAAACCTTCGAATGCCTTTTTCCCGATTTCTACTACTTTTTCTTTGATGGATGAGCCTATGCTAACAATACCATCTTTTAATTTAGAAATGATTCCTGAACCTAAACTTATCCAGTTTATTGCGGTGATTGTATCCCATATTGCAGATATGATTCTTGGCATATTGCTGATTATGGTAGGTATTGCATCAATCAGTCCACCCACTAAAGTAACAATCACATTAAATCCTGTCTCTAGTATTTTGGGCGCATTGTCATTAATGCATCCCGCAATATTTGATACAATCGTTGGTACATATTCAATCAATGTCGGTAAAGAATCCGCAATACCTTGTGCGATATTCATAATCAAGTCCATTCCAGCACTGATGAGTGCACCAAAATTTTGTCGCATTGTTTCTGTAAATGATACGATCATTGGCAATACATTAGCCAATATGGTCGGAATATTAGTAGCCACGCCATCACTAATCCCTTGTATTAAGGATAACCCGTTCTCCATAAGCAATGGCATCGCAGATGTTAAAAACGTTCCTATGGCACCAGGCAAAGCAATAATGATATTGCCAATAGCTGGCAGAAGATTATCAAATAAAAATGTTGATGTGGTTTCCACTAATGCATTCAATGATGGCTCAATATCTTCCCCTAATGTGAGATAACCCATAAAGTTTGTTGCTGCTGCTTTCATAGACGCAAATGATCCGCTCAATGTCGTCGCTGCCTCTTTTGATGTTGTTCCCGTTATGCCCAATTCTTTTTGGACTACGTGTATTGCAGAATATACATCTGAAAGGTTATTTATATCATATTTAACACCACTTAGCTTTTCGGCGTCTGCAAGTAATCGCTCCATTTCTGTTTTCGTTCCACCATAACCAAGTTTTAAGTTATCCAACATGGTATAGTTTTGCTTTGCAAATCCTTGATAAGCATTTTGAATATCTTGCAGGGATGTCCCCATTTTATTTGAGTTGTCTGCCATGTCAATAATAGCACTGTTCGCCGCTTCTGCAGCTGCTGCTGTGTCACCATGCAATGAAGATAGTAGAGATGCGCTAAAACTCGTTGCCTGTTCCATATAATCATTAGCCGATATTCCAGCTGTTGTATACGCTTGATTTGCATAAGCTTTCATTTTATCAGCGCTACTTTTGAATAATGTTTCAATTCCACCTATGGATTGCTCCAATTTAGCTCCCTCTAAGATTGCAGAGGAAATGAATTTTCCGATCCCCGCGGCCACAATCACCGCTTTTAGCTTCCCAGCCAATGACTGTCCTAATGTTTTTCCTCCGCTTTCTCCTGCAGGCGGCAAATCTTTTCCTAGTACATCTTCCACTTGCCTCCTAATGCCCTTTGCTGATGGTATGATCTGTACATACGCTTTTGCGAGCTCTGTTCCTGGCATTTAGACACCTCCATCCTTTAAAATCATCCGTTTTGCTTGTTCAAATTCTTTTGAAGATGCAAATGAAATGACATTATGTGTTTCGTTTGCATCAATCAATTTTTGGGCGATAGATATTGGCCTATTTCTTCCCTTTTGCCCATCTCTTGTTTTAAACCACACCAAATAAGATAGACGGTCGATGATATTTGCCAGTAGAATAACTTCAAGTGGATATTTCAGATTTTGCAATTTCATTTTTATTCTCGAGTTGCCCTTTAAACCAACAGAAAAAAGAGCCACCTTGTATGCAGGCAACTCTTTTATGTTATATATATGGTATGTTTCTGCTAAATCGCATTGTAAAGCATCCTCATCCAGATTCATCATGCTGGCAAGGGCTATAAGTTTTTTCCTTCTTTTGTTCCTCCTACGATTTCCACAAATTCACTTATCATATCTGATGCTTTTAATTTTCCATCTTTTCGCAGGTGGTTTTTCAAACGATTGTATTGCTCTTCGCCAAGCATAATTTCAAACGCATCTATAACCATCTGCGCATCACCTTTATCAATTTTTCTTAGCACTTCCATAAGTTCCCAATCATCAGTAACTGTATCTTCCAGTTCATACTTAAATCCTGTAGTAGTTATTCCAGTGATCATTTAGTATTCCTCCTATTTTTCTTTACCTTTGATGTATTCGTAATGTGTATATCCATCATTATCTGGCAAAGCAGTAATAGTTATTTCGTACCCAATTGCCTCATCATCCTTATATGTGATATCTCCAATTTCGGTTATGCTTGCAACCGGTATTACTACTCGTTTTAATACACCACCTTTTAAAATCATGTCTATTGACCAAGCAAATTGCTCCATTTCTGAATTATTAGCTTTGATCGTAATTCCTGTGCCTAGTTCGCCACTTACGTTTTCATTCCCGTAAACGGTTTTTAAAACATCAGCATTAAGGGCCTCGATTAATGTAAAGCTGAAAGTGTCTTCTTTGCTAGTTTGCATTGTCAATACTGTATCTCCACCCCATGCCTTAATATTGTCACTTTCTGGTGAATTAGTGTTGGTCAATCCATCCTCACTTATATATCCTAATGATACAAAGGCTTCATTCAGTTCTGTAGACGCATCCGTAGGTAAACTAGTTCCTAGTGGTGCTTTTGATACAGCGCCACCTACTTTAGGCTTACCTGTTGATACATTTTCTGTTTTTGACATTGTCATACCTCCAATCAATATACTACATCATAGACTGCTTGATAACGATATTGTTTCTTCGATGTATCTGTATAATTATAATCGCTGTTCAATCTAGCTTTCGATACAGCATCCAAAGCTATGATACCTTCCATTACTTTTTTTATGGTTTCGTTAAGGAATGCGGCTTGGTACATTGATTCCGCATAAGATTGTATTACTATCGTTGCAGAATTTACGTAGTTCTCTATACCACCGCTAGTTTTTTCTATCAACACATATCTCGATGGTTTATCACTTGGCTTTTCCATATATACAGGTACATCTAATTCACGATTCAAATAATCCAATAGAATTTTTTCTATCATTGTATCACCTCAATGCTTTTAAAATCGAATTATTTTCCTTGTTGTCTTTTTTTGCTTTTCTTGTTACAGCGGCAATAGATGCGTTTACTCGTGTCTTTCCCATCATAGATGTAACCTCGTAGCCATCACCCAATTTTGAGCGTGCTTCATTTGCTTTCTTGATGCACATGTCCATCATTTCTTGTGACTTCAGTAATCCTTGTACTCCTTTGCTGTTTAATTCGATTCGTACATTCTTTTTATTCATATCTTTCTACCATTATTTTTTTATTCCAATCAAGGGGCATATTATCTTCAATACCTTCAACAGTAAATCCGAAAGTATGCCACGCTTTATCAAAAAAGATGATTTTTTTATCTTCCCAGTCATTGGCATCACCTTTTGGAATTGCTAAGGTATATACTGCTTTTTTTCCGTACAAATCTTGTGAAGTGACAATATCATCGCTTGTGGAAGGTGATACTAGCACGTTTTCTACTACGATTTCTTTCTCTTCGTAGACAGGATGGTTAAACGGGTCCAATCCTGTTTTTATATTATTGTATAAGATAACAGTTATGCCTTTAATCATTGCCATAGAAATCAATCACTCCATATTTTTGCCTGCGCAATCCTAATCGTGCAAGTTCGGATTTTTTAATAAACAATCCACCGCCAGGCACAAGGAAAGTCCCGGACATAGAATACCCCAAAGCTGATTCGGAAACTTGTGTCATTGGTTCGTTGTTGGTTGACGTCATAAGCGTACGTCCAATCACATCAACCACAACCGATTTAATGACATTTTCTAATAGCGCACCGTCTTCCAGCATCTGATCAATGTCTTTTCCAACACTTTTAGCCTCTTGAGATCGGAAGAGCGTCGTGT